TGGATGCCGCAGGACTTGGCGAGCGCGAGGAGGTCGATGCCGCCCATGGCACCCTTGGCCTCGGTGTGGCAGTAGAGCACCGCGTCAGGATGGTCGGCGGCGAATACGGAGAAGGCGAGGAACGCCTCACCAAACGACTTTCTCGTGGGCACCTGGCCCTTGTTCATGCTGACCATGCCGACCACGAAACGGTCCTCATCGATGCCCATGAACTCGCGGCCGGTCATCGGCTTTCCTGCCGTGTCGGTGAAGGTCGCGGTCGGCGTGAAGGTCGCCGTGTCGATGGCGTGCGGTGCGTAGAGGCAATCGATGCCCGCGTCCCGTATGGCCGACTCACCGAACCGGCTCATCGCGATGGGCGTCACGTTGTCGCGCTGGAGGAACTTCGCCACATCCGGCGGCACGGGGTAGTGATCGATGGGCACCCATGAGGCGATCTGCTTGAGGGTGTCGAACTGCGGACCCTTGTAGACCCACACGTCGTACAGCGTCAGGAGCAGCGGGTCGAGGTCGGGATTCTGGTGCGCCCATGCGTGCGTGTACGCGGGTGCCACGTCCTCGGAGTGATGGGCGAAACCCATCGGGAACAGGGGCATACCCTCCCATGAGGAGGTCGTGCCCTGTAGTCCGTAGTTCACGGCGAAGGCGACCTTGTGGCCCGCCTTCGACAGTCGCCGCGACAGTTGCGCCGCCTGCTGGCCGTAGCCGGTCTCGCAGTACGGGGCATTGGTGGCGAACATGATGGCGCGCGATGCCGACTTCGGCAGCGCATTGCGTACTGCGGGATTGCCGGATCTCTTGGACATGGTTGGCCCTTTGCACAGAAGGGGTGAGGGGTGCCCATCGGGCGGTGCGCCTGTGCTCGCACCGCCCGATGGACGTGAGTGGTCCGGTACTAGGTGGCAGCGCCAACGAAGTAACGGACGTGACTCGACTGCGGCAGGCCGCCGTCGAGTCGCAGGGTCGCGCGGAAGGTGACGAGTCCGGTGGAGAAGGCGAAGTCATCGCTCCGCTCCAACTCGACGCCGCCGACCTGGCGGATGAGGTAGGACGAGAGATCGCCCGCGATGACCGACTTGGCCGAGGCCGCGACGGCCGCCATGTGGCGGTTCTCAATCCACGAGTAGCCGAGCATCTTGTCCGGCTGGCCGGCCTGGGTGGACGGCTCCCAGTAGTACCGGCCCTGCGAGTCGGCCAACTTGCGAGCCGCCTGCGTGGCCGAGGTGCTGCCCATGAAGGCGAAGTTCGGGTTGGACCGAACTGCCGCATCCGTGGAGTAGACGAGATCGATGAGCTTGTCTACGGAGAAGTTACCGGTGACGGCGAGGCCGGTGCCACCGATGACGCCCGAGCCAGCCTGCGGGACGATGCCATTCGGCTGAACCGTGCCCGTGCCGAGCGTGAGATCCAGATTCGTGGCGAAGCCGAGAGCCTGGCCCATGTTCGTTCCGAGGAAGCCGAGGAGATCGATGCCGGTATCGGTCAGCATCTCCGTGGACACCTGAAGCAGGAACGAGTACTTGAACGCCGAGAGCGTCAGGAAGGACAGGAACGTCGGATCGTTCTCCGCGATTGCCCCGCCTTCAGTTGCGATGGCGGCGGTGCCGTACGACTGCACGCGCGGGATCTGGAGGTTCTCGCCCGAGGTGCTGTTGATCGTGGTGGCAACGTTCAGCATCGGACCCGTTGCGCGGGCCACGGTGATGAGTTTGTTGTAGAACGAGGTGGGAACCGGCGAGCCGGTGCTCGTCTTGAGAATGTCGCGCTGCTCAAAGACGTGCGAGCGAACCTCGCCTCGCGCCATGGCGCGAATGACATCGTGGTCGCTGGTCTCCTGCTTGTCGTCGCGCTTCTCGGCGGGACGGGACTCCTCGTGCGCCTCCTGAGCGGCGCGGATCTCGGCCTCGGCGTTGGCGATGCGGCGCATCTCCTCGACCATGTGGCCCTTGGCCTCGACCTCTGCGAAGGCGCGGTCCACGCCGGTCTGCTCTTCTGCGGTGAGGTTGCGGTTCTCGGTGCGCGCGGTGTCAAGGATGGACCTTGCAGCCGCGACGGCCTTGGCTCGCTCCTCAAGCAGATTCTTCTCGTAGTCCATGATGGACTCCAATCTGTTTGTGGGGTTGGTGAACAGCCCGCGCGGCTCCGCAGCGGAACACCCGCGCGGCTCCGCAGCGGGCGAGGAATGGGGTGCTAGAGCGACTTCTCCAGCAGGCTCAACTTCTGCGTGAGCAGGCTCACGAGGTCGGCCTCGGGTGCGGGCGGCTCCTCGGTGACGGCCTTCGCGCGGCTGCGGTCGGCAGCCTCCACGATCACGCCGTACTGCTCATCGCTGAGTTCCGAGCCCGCCTCCAGCGCCATGACCGCATCGGCCAGCGCCTCCACGTCCTGCTGTGTGCGGTGCGCGAGCCGAGCGAGGCTGCGAACCGTGGCGGTCGTGGACTTGTAGGCGGGAAAGCCGGTGACGACAGAGACCTCGTGCAGGCGCACTTCGATGAGTCGGCGCTGCGAGTAGTCGGCGCTCCATTCGTCCTTGACGACAGAGAAGCCGAAACTCATGCCGGACGAGTCGCCGCGCTTCACGCTCACCGAGAGGTCGCGGCCGTAGGTGGTGTCCGGCAAGTCGATCTCGGCGGGCAGTCCCTTGGCATCCTCGGACAGTCGCAGCGTGCCCGCGCGGGTGGAGCCGATCACGAGGTTGGTGTCGTGGTTGACGAAGGCTTTGATCTCGTTGCGCGACTTGAGCGAGCGCGCGAAAGCGCCAGGCTCAATGACCTCGCGGAAGCCGAGGTCCTCGCTGCGCGAGTTGAACTTGGCGGCGTAGCCCGAGAACGACATGCCATCGCCCTCGGCAGCCCTGAGCTCGGTGTCGTCGCCGGAAATCTGGCGATACTCGACGGTCATGGTGTCTCCTCAATGGCCCGCACGGGGTACGCGGCGGCAGGGTTCTCGGGGTCGATGGAGGCGGCGAGTTGAAGTTGCGTGGACGGCAGGCCGGTGTGCGTGATCGGCGGCAGGCCGAGTGCGGCGAGGGTCTCGGCCGGATCGAATCCGGCGATGACCAACTTCTGCGCCATCGTGACCTTCTTGTCGGTCTCGGTGAGGTCGGCCGCATTGACGTTGACATTGGTCAGGGGCACGCGCACCACGTCACCGCCGGACACGGGGCGCATGTCCTCCAGTCGGTGAACGTCATTGATGGTCATGAAGCCCGAATTGATGCCGGTCGAGTAGGCCGCGAACCTCGTGGGCAGATTGCCGCGCAGGATCGCGTCCATGTTGAACTTGAGGAAGGCACCGCCTGGCAGGAGTGCGGAGTACGCCGATTCGATCTTCGACACGATGGGGCGCAGCGTGTAGACCGCGAACTGGATGGCGTTCTCTTCATTGCTCGCGTAGGACTGCACGCCAGGGGCGGCGATCTGGAGCATGTGCAGGGGCACGCGGAACACTCGGGCGACCGACTCGACGGCGAAGCGCCGAGCGTCGAGGAGTTGTGACTGCTCGGGGTCCACCGAGGACTTGACGAACTTGCCGCCACCGCCGAGCACCGCGACGCCGTGGGCGTTGTCGTTGCCCTTGTGCGTGGCCTCAAACGCCTCCTTGGCCGTCTGTGCCTGCTCCTTGGTCAGGACGGCCGGAACCTCGACCACGCCGCCGACGTTGCTCCCACCGCTGAAGAATCGGGCGCTGAAGGTGTCGAGTGCCTCGGTGAGCCCGAGGGTCTCCTTCACCTCTGCGAGCGGGTCCACGCCCTTGATCTGGCCTGGCTTCTTGAGCAGCGAGACATACTTGATGTCCCGAGCGGGGATGACGATGCGGTCATCCCATATGTACTCGACCTCGCGGGTGGTCGGGTTCACGCGCGGCTCGACGCTCAGCGGGTCAAGGACTTGGAGGCTGACGACTTCGCCAAGGCTGTTGCGATAGATCCGCGTCACCGAGCCATGCGCGAGGAGCAGCGAGAGGACGACTTGCTGGATGTGGTCCTCTCGTGAGGTGCCGATGTCCGGCTGATCCACCCACATCGGCTTCGGCCGGAACGGGAGGCGCTCGCCGTCCTTGCGGAAGAAGGTGTCCACGGGAAGAGTCGAGATGGTGTCGGTGAGCAGGCGAACGCACGAGTACACCGTGGAGATGGAGAGGGCGGTGTCATAGTTGACGTTGGTCCCCGACGCGGAGCGGTAGGAGTTCCAGTTGCCGCCTGAGCCCCATACCTGCTGGTAGGACAGGGAGCGGTCCTCACCGTCGCCGCTACGGAAGAGTTTGCCGAGCGCCATCAGCCAC